TGAATTACTAAAACTTCGTAAGAAGTGTGTTAGCACAAAATTTAATAAGCGTACTCATCAACCAGAAGAAAACTTAGATGAAGATAAGTTTCTGGAAGAGTATGTTGGTGCAGTTATCAAGGGATGGACGGGACTAAAATTTTCATACTTAGAAGAGTTTCTTTTGGTGGATATTTCAGCTCACAAACCTGATGACGAGTTACCTTTTACTCAAGACAATGCAGAACTATTGATGCGAAATTCAAATAGTTTTGACTCTTGGGTAACTGATACTGTTTCAGACCTAGAAAATTTTACTGGGAGCAAGTAACCTTAATACAAGACTTACTTGCTCGGTTTGTAAAAGAACAGTCTTCGCCCGTATCTATGGATCAGTATCTAGAGATATGCGAGCAGCTAGGTACAGAGCCTGACCCCCAAAAGATGCCGCTTACCGAGTCGAGTTTTCCGACAGAGGTTCAAGTGGCATTTTTTATGTTTGGGCTTCTTTCAGATGTCTGGGAAGGAATGTCCGGTACTTATTGTGGAAAAGACTGGTCTCACTGCTCGCAATTATTCGATATTTATAGCGTAGAAGACCCTAAGACAACCATGTACTTTATGAAACTCTATGAACGAATATTAATGAATCATAGGTCAGAAGAAGCAGACAGAAAACGAAAAGCAGAAGAGCGTAAAGCTAAAAGCGGTGGTAAGAATTACACCCATAATGTATCGGGCTAATGGCAAAAAAGAAAATTGAAATAGATATTGTCGTAAATGGCAAAATGCAGAAAGCTACAGTTCAGGCAGAAAAACTGAACAAGGCTTTAGACTCTACAGCTAAAGGCGCTCAAAATACAGATAGGCGTCTAAAAGGCACTGCAGGGGCTTCTTCAAACACTACTAAAAACTTTTCAAAGATGGCTCAAGGAATAAATGGAGGTTTAGTACCTGCATACGCTACTCTTGCCGCTAATCTATTCGCAGTTTCTGCGGCATTTAACTTTTTAAAAACCGCAGGTAATCTGGTTGCTCTACAAGAAGGGCAAATTGCGTATGCTAGCGCTACAGGTGTAGCCCTTCGATCTTTATCTAACGATATTATTGCAGCTACAGATGCTCAAGTTACTTTTACGGATGCATCTCAAGCAGCCGCTATAGGTACCGCTGCAGGTCTTCAAGCAGATCAGCTTGGAAAACTTGCGGAAGGCGCAAAAAATGTATCTATTTTGTTGGGAAGAGACGTAACAGATTCTTTCAATCGTCTTATCAGAGGTGTAACAAAAGCAGAGCCTGAACTCTTAGACGAACTAGGTATTATCTTACGGCTAGATCGTGCAACAGAAAACTATTCTAGAACTATTAATAAGAGTGCTAAAGAATTTACCGAGTTTGAAAGATCTCAGGCAGTAGCAGCAGAAGTACTAAATCAATTGGATTCAAAATATACAAGAATTGCTGCTATTACTGCACTTAACTCTAATGAATTTGCAAAACTAGGAAAAGCTTTTGATGATATTGTAAATAGCTTAAGAGAAGGAGCAGTTACAGTACTAGGGCCCGTAGCCGAAGCAATAAATAAAACCCCCCAGCTAGGAATAGCTCTTATGGGTTTATTTGCAAAAAGTGTGCTTACCGCAGCTCTTCCTGCTATTGGTAATTTTGGAGAGGCATCCAAAGCTGCGGCTAAAAAAGCCGAAGTAGGGTATAGAAAAGCTCGCATGGAAATGCACAAAATGTCTTCAACTACTGACAGAGCGGCGGGAAAACAAGCAGCCGCACAAAGGGCTAGTAAACTAACTCCTCTACCCGGCGCAGCTTTTGAAAAACTAAGTCAGGGAAAGGGCTCGGATCTTACTGCTAGGCAATTAGCAGGAATGAAAAGTGCTGTAAATCGAAATACAGAAATAACTAAAAAACTAAGAAAGCAATATATCAGAGAATTGGATATAATGCTAGCCGCTACTAAAAAGTCTACTGAAAAAATAAGACAAAGTTTTGAAATTGCTACTTCAGGGATAAATAAATATTGGGCAAAAACAAAAGTTCTTGCAACTAGAGCTTTAGCAGGTATAGCAACAGCAGCTCGTCTAGCTGCTAGTGCAATTAGTATGGCTTTTTCTTTTTTAGGGTATGCTGCATTAGCCTATTCTTTGTTTGAAATTGTAAGAGCTTTTATAAAAACAAAAGAGAGTAGCGAAGAAATGAGTGACTCTATTGCTTTACAAAATCAAAAAATAGATATGGCAACCGAAAAAGTTGCTGAACTTAATGAAGAGTTTAAAAACTTTAATGCAGTTCAAGCCGTGCTTATAGAAGGCGGCGCTGGCTTTGTACAATTTTTAGAAAGTGTAGGTAGAAGGCTCACTTCACTGTCCTCCCCACTTTTAAAAATAAACTCAGAGATTGCCACTACTTCTTTCAAAGAGTTTAGTGAAAACAGCGTTAAAGAACTAAATACTCTATTAGCTAAACAAGCAGAATTACAGGCAGCGGTAGCTAAACCTTTGAAACAAGATAAGACGGGACTAGGTTTTGCAAATACTACCCAATTTCTAGATACTTCAGAGCTGGCTAGAGTTACAGAAGAGATAGAAAATTTAAATATGTCTTTTGGTGAATTTTTAAATACTTCAGAAGACCAGAGATTAAAACAGTTAGGTACTTATTTTACAGATCAAGCTCAAACTTTGTCTGTGCTAACTAATGAATTTGGAAACGTTTCTGGACCAATTCGAACTTACTTAGAGACATTAAATCAATTAAATGATGCAACAGACCCTACAGTTCAAAGAGATCTTTTAAATAGTTTAGAAGATCAATATAAGGGAGTAAATGAACAAGCAGCTGTATTTACTCAATATCAAAGACTGCAAAAAGACAATGCAAATGAGTTTACTTCGATAATTCAATCACTGGCTCCAGAGAGTAAGTACCAAACTTTAATACGTACTATAAAAACGGAAAGAGAATTGCTTAGTAATATAATTGGTATAATTCCTGCAGAGCAAGAAGAGTTACTTGCGCAGTTCGCAGGTAGATTAGCTCTTCGCACAGAAGAATTAAATATACTAGAAAAAATAGATTCCTTAGAGCAAAAATCTGTAATTAGAAATAATGAATTAGCTGTAAGACAGGTTACTGCTATAAGAGGAAAAACTACAAGGCAACAAAAGCTTGTAGAATTAGAGTTAGAATCAGTAAAGTTAAACAATGAGCAATTATCCATCCAAGAAAAAATAGAATCTATACAGCTTGCGGTATCTAAGCAAACTGGAGGTATTACAACTGATCAAGTTCGAAGATTAGCTAATTTAGGTCAAGAACTAAAATTAAGCGAGGAAAAAGAAAAGTCTCTAGAGAGGCAAGTTTCTTTATCTTTTCAGTTACTAGATACAGCGAATCAAGCATTAGAAACTAACTTGCAGTCTAATATTGCTGCAATTATTAAGGGAAGTGAAAAAAGCTTTAAAGATGCAATTCTCAATATTGGAAAAGGGGTTCTTGAAGGTATAGCGGATACTTTAGCCGGTCAGCTTACAGATATTATAATGGGGACTAACCCTCTTATAAAAGCTCAGCAAGGAGCACTAGTTGTAGCAAACGCCCTAACAGATGGCGCAGCTGCTGTCGGAGCAGAAATTCGCGCAGCAATGGGGACAGATTCAGGAGCTTTTGTAGGCCCCTTAGAGAGAGTCGCAGAGCCTAACAACACTACAGATAAAAAGAAGCGAGGGATGTTTTCTCCTGTAAAAGACTTTTTATTTGGAAAGGATATGAAAGCAAAAGTATCTGTAGGAGAAGTAGAAGGAAAAGATTTTGAAGGAACACAATCTCAGAAGAGAGTGAAAGTAGGAGGCCTTTTCTCCCCTATTATTAATTTTTTCTCGGAGACAGAAAATCCTTTCTTTAAAGGCTTAAAAGGGCTATTCTCAAAAGATAATCCTTTGTTAAAGGGATTAGGAGGTATTTTTCAAAGTATAATGCCAATGCTAGGAGGGCTATTCTCTGGAGGCTTAGGCGGCTTCTTAGGTTTTGCAAACGGTGGAATGGTAAAAGGTGGATTCCAAGCATATGCAAACGGAGGCATCGCTACTAAACCTACGCTAGGGCTAGTTGGGGAGGGTCGGTATAATGAAGCAATAGTACCTATGCCAAACGGAAAAGCAATTCCTGTAGATATGAAAGGTGCCGGACAGCAAAATAATGTTACTGTAAATGTATCTGTGGACAGCGAAGGCAATGCTTCAACAAATATGCAACAGGACTCGGCACAAGCAGGAAATCTCGGACAAGTTATCGCACGAGCAGTTCAACAAGAACTTCAAAATCAAAAACGATCGGGCGGAATACTTAACCCATATGGAGCAGCATAATGGCACTTGGATTTACAACATCAGCAACTTATGGAAGTCGTACAATTTCTTCCGATAGAGGAATTCAAAGACAATCAACTCCTAGAGTTCTTGCAGCTAAATTTGGCGATGGATATGAACAACGTATTGCTGATGGAATTAACTCTGTAGACGAAGTGTTCAGTGTAACTTTTAATAATAGGTCTGCAGCAGAAGTAGATGATATAACAGGTTACTTTGCCTCTTTAAAAGGAGCAACTTCGTTTACTTATACAATACCTGACGATAATGCAGCAGGTGGAGAATTAGCAATTAAAGTAGTATGTCAAAACTATAGTCAGAGCTACCATCACGACGGATTTTATTCAGTATCAGCAACACTTAAAAGAGTTTATGAAGCATGAGCGAATTAATTGAAGTAGTACAATTACAAGAACCTGGAAGTGAGTTAGTAGAGCTTTATGAGCTTACAGTAAATAATACTATTCTTTATTTCCACGCAGGACTTGAAGAAGACTTAACAGAAGTTCAATTTAGAGATCGTACTAGCCCTTATACTGCTAGAACTTATACTGCCTTTCCTATTATGATGGATGGAGTAGATTTAAGTGCAGACGGTGCAATTAATCGTCCAACTCTAACTGTAGCAAATGTAGCAAATACATTTTCTTCCGCTATTGGAGATATAAAAGCGGAAGACTTAGTAGGAGAGCGACTTACAAAACGCACTACTCTTAAAAAGTATTTAGTAGGAGAATCGGGAGATACTTCTCCTTCTGTAGAGTTTCCGATAAGAAAATTTATACTTGATAGAATTAGTGGAGAGAACAATGTTTCTGTAAGCTATGAGCTTGCTGCTCCTTATGACTTATCTGGAATTACTCTACCGAACCGTAAGGTTGTAGGTAAGTATTGCTCTTGGCAGTATCAAGGTTATGGCCTTTCAGAAAAGGGTGGGTGTATTTGGAGCAAAGATAGTATAGTTTCTTACTCTGATGGCTCCGGAGGGGTCAATACACACAAGGCATATTTCACAGAGGACGACGAACCGATAGTTCCTGCAGGTTCTACTATGACAGGCTGGACAGCCGGACAGTACAAAACTTATACTACTTATAATGCAGGTACTTCTTATTCAGCAGGACAATACGTAGAGTATGACGATGGAAATCAAACAACAGTATGGAAGTGTATTAGTACCAGTACGGGCAATACTCCAGGGTTAAATTCGAGTTATTGGTCGAAAGGAGACATATGCGGTAAAAAATTATCTTCATGTAAATGTAGATTCCAATTTAAACCTCAGTCTTCTAACACTAGTAATTCAGAT